CCCACCAATTAATTCTTTGGCATACTCAATCATATCCTTGAATAACAATGGTTGCCCATTACCCACATTGTAGGTAGTATTAACTTCGCCTTTTTCCATGATGAGTTTAATTGCTCTAGCGGCATCATTCACATGAATATAATCTCGGTAAAGATTGCCGCCATCATAGACATTCACATCACGGCCTGCCTTCAATTCATTAATCATATGTTGAAGTGCGTTCTTTTGTGGTGATGCCTTCTTATCGCCATAACCTGCAACATTAGCAAGACGGAGAATACGATACTTGATACCAAATGTTTCACAATAAGAGATTAGTAATTGCTCTGCACATCGTTTAGTAATAGAATAGAATCCATTTGGATAACAATTTGATTCTTCGGTTGCAGGCATCTCTGTTTCACCATAAACAAACCATGAACTGATAAAGTTAAATGTTACGGGTGAACTTTTACATTGTCGTAAAACTTTCATCAATATAGTAAGATTTGTATCAATGTCAATAAAAGGGTCAGTCTTTACATTGTAATTTGTTACAGTAGAAATCATGTAAAGAATATCTTGGCTTTTTATTTCATAATCATTACGAGCATTTACTATACAACCAGGATTCTGTCTAGTAAATTCAGAACCAACGAAGCCTGAGCCACCAAATACTTGAATTTTCATAGTGCTTGTTTTAACCTTTGGATTTCATCATTTGTAAGATGCATATCAAAATTATTGTAACTAATTACTTTTTTGGTTTTTGAATCTAAAATTTCTCGTCTAAATGTAATTTTAGTTAAATCAGATGGGTTTCTAGTCGATTGTGTTTCAACAATTAAATTACAATCATTTACATTTTTAAGTAACATTTTTAATCACCTTTTCAATATAATCAAATACTGCATCATTCCAAAATGGAGGACAACCTAACAAAAATACATGAGATAACGCTTTGTTTGCCAATGGATATTTACTCGCATCATCTAAGTGTTTAAAGCCTGGATGCAATAGAATATTACCAGCAAAATAGTTTCGTGTTTGAATCTTATTGGCTTCAAAGTGTGCAACTAAAGCTTCTTTTTGTTTTTGTGTTTCACAAATAATTGGCACACCAAACCATGATGGTTCAGATTTATCTAGTTTGTCAGCAACACGAACATTCAAATATTTAAGCAATAGTTTGGTTAGCCGTTCTTTATGTTCTTTTCTTTTCTCGTGAATGTAATCAACTTTTTCTAGTTGTGCTATACCAATAGCACCTTGCATATCAAGAGGCTTCAGGTTGTAACCTGCATAAGCAAAGATATACTTGTGGTCAATAATGCCATCGTAATCTGGCAACCATTTATCAAACCTATTACCACAAGTTCCACATGGTAACATATTGTTTGAACCAACACAATAACAATCACGACCCCACCAAGAAATAGAACGAGCAGTATCAATTAACTTTTCATCATTAGATGAAATCATACCGCCTTCACCTGTTGACATATGGTGTGCAGGATAGAATGATGTTGACCAGCAGTAATATAAATCAGTAATCAACTTTCCATCCCATTTGGTGCCTAGTGAATCACAATTATCACCAATCAATACAAGGTTATTTCTGTAACAAATATCATGGATTATATCCATGTCAGGCGGATTGGCCAATACAGGAGAAACAATAATTGCTTTGGTCTTTTTTGTAATCTTTTCTTCAATCTTATTCACATCAAAGTTCAATGTATCAAACTCAATATCAATGAATACTGGTTTAAGATTGTTCTGCATGAGTGGTGCAATTGTAGTTGGAAATCCAACTGGTGATACAATGACTTCATCACCATCTTGCCAATTCAAATGTTTCTTAACAGCAGCCATCATCACCAAATTGGCAGATGAACCAGAATTGACCATGTGAGATTGTTTTACATTGTATTTCTTTGAGAACTTGATTTGAAATTGTTCAACTCTTTCACCTGCTGGCAACCATTTGCCTGTGAGAAAAGATTTTAGACCAGCAGCAAACTCTTTTTCGTCCCACATTTGGCCAGAATACATTACATAATCTTCGCCAGGTTTGAAGTTAGAATAATCTTGTTGATATTTTGGTTTAGCTTGTTTTGCTATTTCTTCAATTAATTTATCGTCAATCATTAATATCTTTCTGTTTGGCCGTTTCCTGCCAAAACTCCTTCACAATGTAAATTTTCAAATTCTACTGAAAAACTTTTATCAATATTACCATAATGTGCGTGTTCTGTATCCACGCCATGTTGATTTATCGTTTGATAAATTGCTGGTAAAGTATTCAAATAATTGTCAAACAATGATATACAAAATGAATACATTCTAGTTATGTATAAATGGTCACAACCAGATTCTAATTGTTTCTGTGGTGGCAACCAAGATGGCATTGCTTTCTTAAAGACATACTTACCATATTGGTCATCATATGCCTTTGGATCATAACCTTCAAGCATATTGGTTCTGCCTGATAATTTAAATACTCTACGAACATCAGCCATCATCTTCTGTAATTCAGGATGTTGCTTAATAATACTTAGTGTCTTAAACAATAGAGTAACTTCTGCTTGTGATTTAAGTCCTGCATTAGCAAGTGCCATTAAATCTTCATCACCAAATAAACTGATACTTTTATCAGCGAACTTAATTAGTTGAAATGTGGTTGCTTCATCAACTGGTTTAGATGAGGCATCTACCAAAAGAATGATAGCATTAGGTGCGGCCTTGCGTAATGATTTAAGGCCTTCAATTGTTTGGTTTATTCGTGTGTCATCATCAATAACACCAATGCTCGTTCTCAGAGCAGATGTTACAATGAATAAATCGGTACTTGGTATAATCATTTGTGCCATTCGGTATCAGGAAACATCTTAATTGTTTTATATTCAATATTGAATTTACTCTCACAAACAAAATCAATTACTTTTGCGAGTTCAATAGGTGAAATTGCTTTACTTACATCACCACAAGGATAAGGTATATCTCTACTCCACAATGGTGTGTCAATGCCACCAGGATGAATACTTGTTACTTTGATTCCTCTTGGTCGCAATTCTTCACCAAGAACACCAGCAAATCCTGTAAGACCATGTTTAGAAGCACAATAAGCGGATTGGTTTTCAAGTTCTTCAAGGCCTGCAACTGAATTAATAAAGAATATACGGCCGCCTTTTTCCATCTTCTGTAATGCAAACTTTGTTATATACATGGCACCTTTGAGATTAATATCAATCATATCATCAATCTCATCTAATGTGGTGTTTGAAAATGCTTTCATCTTAAACACGGCAGCATTATTAATTAGAACATCAATGTTATCAATTTGTTCAAATATGTCATACATTTCATAACAACTAGTAACATCAACTTGAAAATGTTTATAGTTTGAATATTGAAATATAGATTCACCTCGTGCAAAACCAATTACATTCCAACCCTTTTCAATGTAATGATATGCAATTGAAGCACCAACACCACTTGTTGTGCCAGTAATTAGTATAGTTTTATTCATTCTTTAATTTTTCAAATAATTCAGCAGAAGCCTTTATCTCATCATCAGTAACATCATTCAACATCTTATAGTTACCAATACCAACAGGAACAGGTAAGTATTGATTACCGTTCCTATGTTTCATTGTATCAGATAATGATTTTTTAAGCAAGTCAAAATTACAAAAATCTATATGAAATGTTGGCAGTTTTAGATTGTTTGCCGTTTTAAATATTCTTTGTAGTGTTGGCATATCAATGTAACCACGAATCTGAGATAGGCAAGAACTAAACAGGCAATCTAATACAACGGCTTCACCGTGTTGTAGGTTTGGTATGTTTTGCATTTCAATAATAGGACTAAACGAATGGCCAAAGTCAACACATCGGTCTAGTTTCTTTTCCCATAGATTTGGTGCCAATTCTTCAATCATTCCTGTGATAGCAAGATTGATTACACGAACAGGCACGGCACCAAATTGAAACTTCTCATCAACTAATTGTTCATAAGATTCTTCCATCAACTCAAATAATTCTTT